CTCGTCCACAACCAGATTATTATCCACAGGATCCGGCTTCTTTAAACTCCCGCTCGTCTGCGCATCGCCATTCTCCGATAACTGCACAAACCAGTATGGCCACGTGTTCCCCTTCCACAACCCGCTGCATTGATACTCAATCCCCAATCTCATCTTTTTGAATCGCCCATACTTCGCTAAACCGGTATCCGCCAATACACCCTCCAGCGAATACCCTATCACCTGCCTGTTCTTCGTCAACTTCGTGTACTGCGTCACCTCGTCCGATGTAATGCAGTTCATTGCATCCGCATTCCCGTCATCCGTCCTCCACTCCCACTCATAATCAGGTCCCTCTCCGGTTAATACCTCCTCTTTTATGCCCTCGATTACTAATTTATCCGATCCAGGCTGCCATCGCCGCGCCTTCGGGCGCTTGAACATCCTCAATATCGTAATATCCCTGCCCGATGCCTGCGTATTATCTACCTCATAATCATCCTCATCAACCGGCGTGTCCTCGCCAACCCGGACATTGCTCACACCTTTGCATATATCATCGGACACTATAAAATCATAATGCTCCGCCTGTTCATAAACAGTCGTCCCGTCCGAATGCTCCACCGCAACCGTGCCATTCACAGCCCTGTCGCAAGGCTTCGCCGTAGTCCCATACGTGTTCAAAACCCTGTCAATCTCATAATATCGTATTTGCTCGTCATCAATCTCTAATATGGCGCCGCCGCTCGGAGCATCTGCAAATCCGCTTACATCCTCAACAGGCACAACTCGATCATCCACAAGCAAATGCCCGCTCAATACCGTCTTCCCGCCCAAACTCACCGGAATCAACGGGCAATCCGACACCTCCCCAAATATCCTCGGGATAATCTGTCCATAACTCTCATGCGGAGCGTCTGGAAAATCCGCATCCCTCACCTCAATTAATATCTTGTTATTCCCATATACTCCGGCATAATCTACACATCGCACATTCACCGTCTCGCTCGTCACGGTGTAAGAATCTATGACATAAGTATGTAGCCAGATAATGTCCGATTCCTCCAACGCCCATCCCGGTTGCATAAATATGCAACCGAAACGAACCTCGCTACCGTCGCATACCCGCGATTCCACTAAATCGCTGAAGCGGACAGCATCCTCCGGCAAACTCCTAACCGTAAAATCAAATCCGCTTGAACTTCCCATCGCGTCCGTCAAATCCACCCCAGCGGGAATAACCTTTGTCCCGTCCCCAAACCTTATCAGCTTTGCCTCATACTCATATACCCCAATCGTCACCTCTCGATTGGAAAGCCTCACAATATCCGCCCCGGGCAAATAAATCTCAACCAGCCAGGCTACCGATTTCCCAGCATTCCCTCGCAGCGCGTCCTGTATTATGCTCAAACTTCTCATATCTTAATGTCCATCTTACACATAAATCACCGATAAAGCAATAAACTGCAAACTCAAACTCTTTACACCGGATTTCAAAGTTTTAAATAAATAATCCTCATTCAATACACGTATCTGATCCACGTTTATCGTGTCAAACTGCGCATTATGAAACGCCAACACAACATCATTTAAACCCCAGTTCAGCCCCGCCGCGTCCTGCAAAAATAACCGCCACGCCAGCCAGGTAGCGTCATCCAGCCCAGCCCAGTTTATCGTCATGATCTCCTTCTCGCCTTTGATCTGCGTCCTGAATATCTCCGATGCGTTACTCTCGAAATTCACCACGCCCGTCTGGATGTCCGCCTCCTGCGATACATAATCGCAGTTGAAATAAACATATTTCGCCGGAACTACCGCATAATGCGCCGTGTAAGTGCTCGTCACAGGATACGCCACAACAATATTAGCCGAACTCGCCGACTGCACCTTCCCACACCAGGACACATGATCATTGTCATCATCCATCACAAACACAGGCTGACCCGCCGTAAAATAACTATTCGCATTGGTTATCGGAATAGTCGTCGCCCCGCTCGCCAAACTACCGCCCGATCCCGCGCGCCTCACCGCCTCGCCCCTTGCCAATATCGGCTTATAAAATATCCCCATTTTTTTCCCTGTTCTTATTTTCGTAATTCATAATTTTAAATTGCAAACTCCGGTCCCAACCGCCCAAGCCCGCGCCCAAGCCTCTCCTCGTCCCTCAATACCCTCTGTATCTCCCGCGCCAACTCCCTCGGATCCTTGTCATATCCGTTAATATTGATGTTTATTGATCCCCCCATTTGTAATTCCCCATTCGTCATTCGTCCTGCCGTCTCCTTAGGCAGGACGATCTCCCCAGGCTCCAGCATCGCCGGAACCCTGTCCCCGCCGCCATATCCCCCCGGAACAATACCGCCCTGCGAATACCCCGCAAATCCCAGATCATCGCTGCTCAAATAAGCATCTGGACTCTTGAACTTGTCCGGATTAAACGGCGTAGCCAGCAATTCCGTTAAAGGATTTTGACTCCACACATCCCATATTAATGACATCAGATTGCTGCCGATAAATACAGCCGCCTCACGCAAATATGGCAGCAAATCATTCAATCCGTCCCTCATCCAACTCCCGAACATCTCGCCAAAATTATTCCCGCCTCTTAAATAATTATCTAAATCATCCAAAACACGCCCCGCTATATTCTCAGTCCATTCCCCGATTTTCACAATCAACCGCGCCCCGGGTCCCTCCGCATAGATCTTCGCCATGCCCTCCTCAGCCGTCATCTTCCCCTCTGCCACTGCCTCATTGATCGCCGCCTGCTCCTCGTCCGATACCCCGCCCGCGATAAACCGGCTGATTGCCTCCTTCAACTTCGCCCCTATCTCAGGAAATCGGCTTGTCAAATTCTCATTAATAACTTCCAGCAATTCCCCAAGATACTCATTCACCGGCGCCCCGATCTCCATCATCATATTCCTGAATCGGTAAAATAAATCATTCCACCGCTCGATGGTCGTGTTCTCCACCGTCTCAAACGCCTGATCCACCGCCCCCGCGCTTGCTTGCAAATTCCCCAGCGCCTCATTAAAGGACGCCCCAGCGTCCTGTCCCAATATCGCAAGCATCAAACTGAGTTCGCTCGCGCTCCCAGCCAACTTCTCGAGATTCTCCGGTCCTACCTGCGTCAAAAACTTTACCAGACCGCCCTCGGCTATCATCTTTCCCGCAGATTCGGCGGATAATCCCATGCCCTCAAGCGCCTTCGCCGTCTCTCCTGTCGGTCTCAATAGATTCTCCAACATGCTCTGCATCGCAGACATAACATTCCGCATCTTCATTCCGCGATCCGTCCCAGTCTCAAAGACGGCTATCATCTCCTCATAACTTATACCCAGTTCAGAGGCAATCGGCGCCAATACACCCATCGCCGCCGATAACTCCCCAACTGCCACCTTGCCCGACCTCTGCGCAACCGCAAACTTGTCCGCAACATCCGCCGCCGCGCTCGCGTCCAAACGATACGCCGTTATCGTGTCCGCAAGACCGTTCACAACTGTCGTCAATTCCTCGCCGCTTGCCCCAGCCAACTTGCTCGAAGTCTTAATAAAATCTATTAGATTGTCTTCAGGTATTCCCCTCCGCAGCGCCTCCGATGCCGCTTCAACCATCTCAGGCAGGCTCTCGCCCAACTCATTCGATACATCCAACAAACCCGCGCGGATACCCCCAAGATTCTCTACGCCCTTCGCCCCTATCTTCGCCAAAGCATTCTCGAAAAGCGCCGCGTCCTTAACGCCCGTCTTGAACTCCCCAGCCACAGCCTTTACGCCCGCCACAACCTTATCCAATGCCGCCTTCGCCGTGTCCAATATCGCCCGCGAAATAGCCTGCCCGACGCCCTGCCATATACCCTCCATCACCGAGGCGCTACGCTTCGTCTGACCCTCAATGCCGGTCATACCTTCCTTGAACTTCTCCGTCTCGGCGTCTATCACCGCAACTATCTTTACCTTTTTCTCTCCCATGTCCCTCTCCCGTCCATTAAGTCCATGCCGTCCATGCCGTCCATTGTCTTATAAAAAAAACGGCGGCAAATCCGCCGCCGCTTAAAAAAACTTCTCCATAATCATTATATTAATTCGTGCAGCGGTTTGCTTGCTCTTCTCTCGGTCTTCCTTCTCCCGTTCACTCATCCCGACTTCTAATATCCGGTTCAACCGCGCCGCGTGCTCTTCTTGCTTCTCCCGTGTCCACACCCCATACGTCCCAGCACGTATCATCCGCGCCTCTTCCCGCGCCTCCTCATGCTCCAGATACCCCGCCAACTCCGTCAATTCCTGCCATCGCATCCCAAGCATATCGCGCCAACATCCCACTCCGCCGCCCAGCGCCCGCGCAACACGAAACGCTATCAGCCCGACGGCGCTGCCGCCGGGCTGTATGCGTTTTTTGATAATGCGTCCCAGATCGCTTGCATGATCGGAGCAATCTCCGACTTCCTCACCTGCGCAATATCCAAGTCCGGGATCATGATCTGAATTATCCTCATCTGATTCTTCAAATCCCGCATCTTCTCCGGGTCCTTCAATATGACTTCTGCCTCGAACATATCCGCCACAGTCGGATCTATCGCATAATCCGTTCCGTGATACCTGATGCCTGGCAGTTCTTCCGTCTGCTCAACCTCAATGATTTTCGCCATTTTTTTTACTCCTTGATCGAGATTCTACCCTGAGCGAGTCGAAGGGTTAGCTTTGCGGGAAATAAATCTTCGTTGTGCTCACATCCGGGTCGCCCAGTCTCAAAAGCCTGATCAAGCCCGTCGCGCTTTCGTCAATCAAACCGATGAATCTCACGCGGAAAGCCTGCTGCTCGTTGATCTTCAGCGCCACCTCGCAATTCGGAACCGGAACAGCGCTCCAGATTGTGATCGCCTCGGAGTTGTCCGTTGCCCCAACCTTCCGCAACTCCAGCTTCTTGCCCGTCAATTTCTTCGGGCGCGGATCAATGTCAACCACCGTTGTAGAAGGCGGTCCGGCGTCCGTTGTCTTCACGCCGTCCAGAATCGAAGCAAGGTTGTCGGCATCCTTCTGAAGTAAAATCGCCTCCAACTCCACCTCGAACCCCGTCTTATAAACCGCGTAGGGCGTGTCCCCATGGAGATGCACGGTCATCGGAACCGACTTCATGTTGATCCTCAACACGCTGCCTTCCTTCGTCGCTCCCAGATTCGTCCCGCCCGTGTCCCACAAAAGATTATACGCCCCAACATCAATACTCGTTGTCCACTGCGTTAATGCCATTTCTATCCCTCCAATCTATTCAATATTATATCGTCCACACCGTCCATATCGTCCACGAGGTTATTTCCTATAAAGGTATTGCCCCGTCACCGTAACGCTCGTCGCAGACGCCGGATCCATCCAGATATAACAGTAAACCACTCCGTATTGCTCCCCCGTCAAAGCCACGCGCTGGCTCGTGGTCAATCCAACACCGTCGCCGGGCGTCAAAGCCTGATTAACATAAACATAACCCGACCTGTTGTCCACCATCTTCACTCGCGCCGCGTCGCAATAAGGCACCTTCAATAGCAGCGACTTCATCTCTCCGCTCGCGTTCAAGGTGATTGTCGCAGTCGAAGGCGTCACGCTGCTCCACGTCGCGGTAAAGTTCTTCGCCAATACCTGCTGCGCCCAGCCCCCGCTGCAAATCATAACCAGCGCAATACATACTGCCCACATCGTCCATCTCGTCCACATCGTCCTTTTCATTCTCCCACCTCCTTATTCAATGTTAAATGCCGAGGGCGGTCTGGTAAAGTTTTTGACGCAGGTAGGACCGGAGAATACCGCATTAAAACTTAATGTGATTCCCCACAACTCAACCTCATTCACCCGCCCCAGATACTCCTCTTCGTCTATCACAATCGGCGAGGCGTTGGCAATTGTCTCATCCTCTTCCCCAGCGCCGCTCTCTAATAACGCATTCTCCAACTCCCCAAGCACATCATCAAAATTCAATACGCTCACACCGGAACTTAAACCCGTGAACGCCGCCTGCTCGCCCCTTAATCCCGATATGCCCACTACCAGGGGAACCGTAAATATCCTCCTGTGGCAGTTCCCGAGCGTCTCATTCGTAAATCCCGCATATTGCATAATAATAAAAGGCGCCTTGGGGATCTTCCCGCTTCTTAATCCCTCCTCAAAATCCTTGTTCCATATCTGCACATTGCTGATCGCCGTCTGTCGCGTCGTCAGCATATCATATATCGCTTCAACTAAATCCTTACGCCACCCCATTGTTCGCCCCCTCCAGCCACTCGCTGATTAATTCCTCGAACTTCTCCACATCACCCTCCTGAAATCCTAAATAAGGTCTCGCCGGTATTGAACCCCTCCCAAACTGATGCGTCGCCGCATAAACCAAATTCGTCCCGATCTCCACCTGCTTGTTATCCGCGTCAAATGTGATGCTGTTCGCCAACCTCCCCGAATCCATCAGAATCTTAAACATGCCAATGAACTTCGCCGCCCCAGCCCCAACCATCGTCCGCTTACGCTTCCGGGACGAGTTCCCCCTCATCCATCGCGCAACCTTCGTCGCCTCCTTCACATCCTGCCACTTCTCCGGTCTCCCCTGATCCTTGAAGTTCTGCGCCGTCTCCGCCACCATATACGCCCCGAACGCCGCCAACACAGTTTTCCACTGCCGCCCCGCCGCTATCAACCGCCGCGTCTCCGCCTCCAAGTCTTGCGTCTGTAGTTTCAACGTAAACATTGCTCATCTTTCCCTCTCCTGAAATTCGTAATTCGTAATTTGTAATTCATAATTTAAAACCCTTCCATCACCGTCGCATTGAACGTCGCATCCTCCTCATCCTTCGCCGCCAAGCATAAATCCCCAGCCTGATGCGCCGCCGCCCGCCCCAATTGCATCTCCCCGCGCGATATGCTTTCCAGCATCCTCCGAACCTCCCGAATCTCAATATTCCACTTCTCCGGGATATTTGCCTCCGTCCTGCGTAAATAAAGAAAGTGCGCCGCCAGCTTCGCAGCCAAGCGGCGCACTATCACCGGAACAGTCGTCAAGGGAACAGAATACTGCGCGCTGATATAGGCGTCTATGTCAGCCTCCGCCGATGCTATAGCCTCCGCTATAACAGCAGCATCTGCCGTCCCGTCGCCGTCATCGTCCGCCAACGCCGCTACAGCGTCCGCGTCCAGATAAACCTCAATGTCAGCCAGTTCACAGTATCCCATTATTCCCGCTCCTATTTACCCTGAGTAAGCCCCAAGGGGGCGCATCGAAGGGTTATGTGTTGTTGATCTTGATGCTGTTCTGATATGCGGCATACTGCACCCCATGATGCACCCCCGCGTCCACCTTGATCTTCCATCCGTCTTCCTGAAGCAGCACTTCAGGCTCCGCAAACACGCCATAAATAAACGGCGCCGCTGGATCGTTCAGCACGTGAACATAAAAGTCCACCACGTCGCTCAGATTCGGGTCCGCCCACACATCAAAGCTGCCGGCAAGAATGTTCGTGGTCGAACTGATCATCTGCGCCTTCGCCAGGTATTGGAAATATTGCTCCAAAGCCAGCGGACACTGCACCAGAACCTTCAGATTCCCGCGATGAATCACCTCGCCCGTGTCCGACTTCATCGCGCGCAGCGCCCCAATCGCAGCCCAGAAGTCCGTCGTGATGTCGTCCTGTGCCGCCGCGCCGTTACCCGTCAAAAGGTTCGACTGCGTTCCGCCCGGGATCGTGTGAGTTGTTGCATAAAATGCAACACCATCATACGCCGTTCCGCTCGTACCTGCCGCAATCAAATCGCTCAAAAGCTTCTGAGCGTGGTTCGCGGCGCTAATGCCCAGCGCGCGGATCTTCGGCTGGATTTGATCCCACAAGGTGTCGTTAGGCGTGTTGCGATCGTATTCAAATCCGCCCTGATATCGCAGGCTGTTCACAGCCATGGTGTATTTTGCCAGGTCTTGAAACTTGGAAGAACCGGCGTATGCTGTTAATGCCATCGGCGCCCCGATTCCCTCAGCCGTGTCCTTCTCCTTGTTCAATTTGATGCGCTGACAGATCTTTGATACAACACTGTTGCCGTCCGCTTCTCTGATCGCGCTCATGAATTCTGTCCGAATAAGTCCCCGTGTTACGGGTCCCGCAATTCCAAGAGGCATTTCATTCCCCCCCCTTCTGTTTTTGATAATTTTCAATCCGCCTCAGGCGGATAGAAGGTTATCTCATGTCAATGTCAACCCAGGCATGGGTCGAACCGTCAATACCGACAACCTTGCCGCACGTCACATCGTTGCTCGTTGTTCCGTCCCGCGCGACTTCATTGTTGTAAAGGCAGTTCGCATCAATGCCAATGTCCGTAACCGCCGCGCTGCCGAGCAAAAACCGGAACACGCCCTTGCGACGAACCTGGATGTTGATGGTTCCGTCAGATCCGCCCGAGTTATCGGCCTCTTCAGCGGCAACGCCCACAAATGTGCAGCTCGCCGTGTCCGCGCCATTGATCGCATACCCCGAACTGTTCAGCATCACCAGCGCACCGGCAGGTATCTTCGTGCTCCGGTAAACCGGATATTCCATGATCTCACCGTCCTGATACTTGGTGAAGATCGTAGTCGTAGAAGCAGCCATTATTCTTTCCCCCCTTTTTTACCCTGAGTAAGTCCCGAGTAAGTCCCATAGGGACGCACCGAGGGACGCATCGAAGGGTCCGTTAATTCTTGAATTCGTCCGGATTCGCCTGAATATAAAGCTCCGGCGTATGTCCGGTTCCCTTCACAGCCTCGCAGGCTTTCTGATACTGTGCAATCGTAACATTGCACTTCCGCGCCTTCTCCGCAAATTCGGCAATGTTCCCAAGGCTCTTCCGCTCCCCACCGGGAGCCGCCTCCCCAAAAAGAACCACCTTGTGCTGCGTCAGTATGCTCTTCAGAATCTCAATCGGAGACCCCGACACCTTCCCGCCCTCGCCAAAGGTGATAACCTTGTCGGATGGCGCCAGCGACGCGTCAATCATCAGCTCCCGAAGCCCGCAGGCGATCTGCGCCGGTGTAATATAGCCAGCCTTCAAAGCCTGCTCGCAAAATTGATCCACATGCTGCTCGGCGGCGCGAATCACGTCCGCCTGCGTCCGCTCGCCGAATTGCAGCGCAACCATCTTCGCCTTATCCTCGGCGGTCAGTCGTTTCTGACGTTCCTCGGCAGCCTTCGCCTCAGCGTCCTTCACGCGCGCCTCAAGCGAGGCAACCGTTTTTGCCAGATCGCTCTCAGCAAAACTTGCCAGCTTCTCCTTCGCGTCCGCAAGGTCTTTTTTCAACTTCTCCAGTTCTTTCTCGTCCATTCTTCCTTCACCTCCTTTATGGTATTCTATATTTATAAACTCTTCCCCACTTGAAAACTTGACCGGGGAAAGCCCTTTGATTTCTGGGATCTGTGCCCCAAGGAAGGTTACCGCGCGCAGGTAGGGCTTTCCCGTCTCCTTGAATTTTTTATAAATCTCAACGGAGATCTTTTTATACGCGCCCGCCTTCACGGTCTCTTTGAATTCCGCATTCAAATCTCCCAATATCGCAAACAGCCTCGCCCCTGCCGATCGCAACCGCTTCACCCACCCATACGCCGGTCCCTCCTGCTTGTGATCCACCGTCACAGGCGCCTCATGAATATCCGCCTTATATCCATCGGCGATCAAAGCAACATCCGCCTCGGAATAATTCCCCTTTTCACCATAATCCCCCGCTCGGAATACCTCAACCTCTATTTCGTCCATCTTCTCTCCTCCCAATTGCCCCTAAAACCCGTTCACAATCGTCCATAATCGTTCGCAAACCATTAACCCCTATATTTTCCCGTCCACCTCGTCCATGTCCTCTACAACGTCCATTTCGTCCATTTCGTCCATTCCGTCCACTTGCCCTGAATAAGCCCATTAAGGGCGCATCGAAGGGCTTGCCCTGAGCGAGTCGAAGGGTCAATTGAATACCGGCACCTTCTGACACCGGCAATTGTAACTCTTCAACTTCCTCCATACGCTCACATCATCCCAGGCAAATACCTGACCGTCCAAAGCTTGATGCTCGTCCCTTACCCGACTGTCCCCGACGCTTTGCCAGCGCCCTGACTTGATAATACCCTCGCCCACCAACTCCTCGCACGCCATGTCCCTGCCTTCCACTACCGCATTGTGTATATTCGTCTGAAATATCGTCTTCATTCGAAAGTCGCTCTTCTCCGTCACGCCCTCATTCTCAAACACCTGACGGATGCCCTTCTTCCATTCCCCGAAGGTCTGTCCGCTGATCAGACTTTTCGTCAACGAATCTTGCACCTTCCCAATAATATCCTTGCTCTGTATATCCGCCACAGTAAACGCCCGATGCCGCGCCCCCCATAGCAATCCCTCAAACTCCTCCTTCGTCATTGGCAACAGCCCCTCAAACCACTCAATTGCCTCCTTCGGCTCTAAGGGCTCAAATACATATCCCTTATTTGCCTCGGCATAAATCGCAACCCGCTCAACGTCCTTACCGGACTTTTTCGCCAATTCCATTATCTCATAAATCCCGTTCAATTCCCCCGTGAATATCGCCCACACCAGATAATTCGCAAGGGGAGCAGTGTCCACATCAAACATCTCTCCGCGAATAGCCCACACCGATTGCTCATCCGCAGACTTCTCAAACATGTCTATAATCTGCTTCATCAATTCAAAATAAAACCGCTTCCCCTGGGATACCGCCGCCTCAATAAATCTTTCCTCCCTCTTCGTCCACTTGTCGGCTACCGCCGCTTCCGTTGTCTCCCCAAATTCCGCGTGTCCTGACCTTGGCGAATGGTCGAAGGGTAATTCGCTATTCGCTATTCGCAATTTAGCCGTCACCTCATCCCCAGCCTCTGGCGCCGGTCTCTTATAAGTCTCATAAAAGTATTTCACACTAAGCGGAACGCCCATTCTCACCAGCATCTCATCTGTCCGCGCCCGACTTTCCAAAAACTCCTCATCATCGCTCGCAAACGTAACATCCGGGATCGCCGCGTCAAATCCATAATTAAACCTCACCAGCGGTGTGATCAACTGGCTCTTGATCGCACCCGCTAATGACTCGCAATCCGCCTCGGTGTATTCAATCCTGCTCGCCTCGTGAACTTCCGCCTGCGCCCGCGTCCCAAACTGCCCCTCATCGCTCGTCAATGTCCCGCCCAATATCGCCTTGGAAACGGATAACTCCAAATATCGGATAAAATTCTGATAGCAATCCAGGCTCCCCGCCCTCTGTGCCTCCAGCAACTCTATAACCATATTGTCCGGTATCCGCACCGCCTGATCATTCTGCATAGCCCTCAATGTATTCAATAACGACTGCTTCTCGGCGTCGGATATTCCGGGCGGATACTTCCCAACAGCCGTTGGCGATGCAAACTTTTCAGTAAATATGCTCCAAAACTTCAGCCCGTTTTTTGCAAAGAAATAATACCAGTAGCAATATCGCGCCTCTCCCCAGCCGTATGGTATCTCATGCTCCTTGTTGTAGGAATGAACTATAAACTTATCCTCAGGAGCCGCTGTGAATGACTGCCTCACCCCGTTGTCGTCTATCATTAATTTGCAATCCCAGTCGAACCGGAACCGACCCGGATCGCGGCTCATCAGCCGATCCACAATAATGTTTTGCCCGTTTCTCCCGCGTCCGCCCGTCTTCCACATAATCTCGCTCACCGCAAATCCAAACCAGATAGCATCAAGCAACTCGCGCAAATCATCCCGAAACTCATATATCCCGGAAATCGTCTCCCGCGCAAACTCCGCGATCTCCGCGTCTAAATTCTCATCGCTCGCCGCCATTATTTGCAACGGTCGAGCCAATACCGCGTTCTGACGCTTCCTCAAACAATGCCGCGCGTGCGGCCACTTTAAAAGCATCTCTCGATAAACATCATATATCTCGGTAAATTGATCCGTCCCCGATAACTGCAAGATCGGATCAAGCATCATAATCTCATCAGACGGACCGCGCCACTGCGTCGCCCATAAATCATCCCTCATCGAAGCCGATTCTGCATAATCCGGCTTTGCGGATTTTGCACCCTGAGCGAGTCCCGAGCTTGCCGAGGGACGAGTCGAAGGGCTTTCTCTAAACGCCGCCCATGCCCTCTTCATGTTCTCAATCAATCCCATTTGTTTTCCTCTTATGTCCACCTCGTCCATGCCGTCCATTTACCCTGAGCGACCCTGCCCTGAGCGAGGCTGAGCTTGTCGAAGCCGAGTCGAAGGGTCGAAGGGGAGTCGAAGGGCTCTTTAATTGTCAATTTTCAATTATCAATTGTCAATTAATACCTGCTCCTCACACTCTCCCTCGCCCCCGTGCTTGCCCACTCCGCCTTCCACGGTCCCCGCGCGCCCCACTCCATAACACCGCATAGCAGCGCGTCCGGTCCGTGATCGTCCTTCTTCACAATCCTCCCGTCATTCCCGCGCCGCCATCCCTTCAATTCTTCATAAAATCTTTTTGTCTGCCCGTCAATATACCATTCCTTTCCATCGTTAATCGAACCTTGAAGCCACAACTGACCCCGCTCAACCAGACCCTTGATCCATCCAACACCCATATCCTTCCACTGATTAAACTGCACCTCGTTCACCTTAAACCCGTTGAACCGCAACTGCGCATTTTGAAACGGATGGGAAGCGTCCGCGCAGATCGTCCCGATTCCGTATGTCCCGCCCAGACACTTCACCCGCAGAAATATAGCCTCGTCCATAACGTTGTGATAATACTCCGTCTGCAACACAACCACAACCCCATCCTTCTGACGCTGTATCACATGCAGCGCCGTCCATCCCTTCATGCCCCAGTCTATCACGATCAACCCGGGCATCCCCGGTAAATAAACCGCCTCGCCCTTTAAACACCTTGCCAATGCCTGGGGATCTAATACCAATCCGCCCGTCGCCGGACGCAGACCCAACTCCTCGATCTCGAATTCCTCCCGGCTGAAGGTGTTTTCATAACTTCCTTCTATGCTGCCAGGATCGCCCAATCCCCAGATCTTCCGCCACCCAATCCCCTTCTTCGCCTTACCCCGACAATATCC